AGACTTCTACCAAAAAACTTTAGTAGATGAAGTAGGTAAGCGTATGGATTCTGATGCTCCTATGACTGCTAGGCAAGTGTTAGAAGACATACAAGGACGAACAGGTGGTTTACTTAACGACTACGATCCTATTGTTAAAAAGCTTTTAGCGTTAGGCGATGACACAGGTATTGATGTAAAGGTAGAGCTAAGATCAAAAGCTAAAGATTTACCAAAAGTATTAAAGAGAGGATCGTTTTACGACCCAGAAACAAGACGTATTGTTATAGACGACGAAGCTCTTAGCGTTAAAACTAACCCTGTATACAATATACTACACGAAGCGACACACGCTGTAACAATGGATAACGCTGTCAAGTATTACGACAGGAGTGCTTTTAATAAGGTTGATGTAAATAATATAGCAGGTAGAGCTGCTGTTGTTGACGCTGCTTTAAAACAAACAAACATACCTAAACCTGTAGCAGAGATGTTACGTATGTTTAAGAAGGTTGATGCTATGCGGGAAGAGATAGCTACTAAAGGTAAACTCATTACAGCAGAGGGGAAGCCTGACTTGTACTGGGCAAAGAACCCGCAAGAGTTTATGTCTATGGCTTTTTCTGACCCACAAGTACAACAAGCATTAAAGGGTATTCAATATACTCCGAAGATGACGATGTGGCAGAAGTTTGTTAATACAGTTAAAAGCTTATTTGGTAGAGGTGTAAGCACTGACTTAATGGATAACATCGTTAGTCGTGTAGGTGAAATATCTGAGATGAAACTACCTACTCAAAGAGGCAGAGGTGTTTCTATGATGCCTGATGAAGCTGTAAGAGGAGTACCAGAGTTTAAAGCTGATGATACGTTCATAGATGACATTGTTAAAGATATAGATGTTAGCTCTTTTATGGTAGGAGGTAAGCAATCTATCTCAGGTGTGTTGAAGAATTTAACCAAACTAAAATTACCTGAAGGCTTACAGACAGGTGAGCTTATAGCTATACAAGAAAAGCTTGCTGATAAAATATTTAAAGAGGCTTCAAAGAACCCAAAGCTTACTGAAGAATTACTAGACGAAGGTGTTGTTAATGAAATGGCAGACGCTGTTGGTGCGGATGGTAAGTTCTTTGACGGTATTATAAAAGCTGCTAAAAAGGATAAGGTACAGTTGTTTAGAATCGCTTCTCGAATGAAGACCTTAGAGCATATGCTCACAGCTAACGGTGCTGAGATTCTAGACATTGCTGAGAAATACAAAGCAGGTAAAAGTAAGCTTGGCGAGGAGGAATTAGAGATACTAGAAGCTCGTCTTAAGGGTGCGTTAGAGCAACAGCTTATTATACAATCTAACCATTCAAGCATAGCTAGTGGTTTTGGTAAAGGTCTTAAAGCGAGGCAGATGGGTGTAAAGGTGGGATTAAGTCCTAACGAGTTATCCAACTCTAAACTTAGACAAGAATACTTGCAGCGTCGGGGAGGTATGACAACTGACCAAATGGTAGAGAGTATACTACTAGCTTCTTCAGGTAAAGGCGACGCAATGTGGAATGCTATCATATCCATGAATAAATTAATTCGTGGCAGTGAGGGAGGTAAGATGATGAACATGGTAGAGGAGTACTATAAAAACTCTCTCATGTCTGCTCCTAGTTCCCTTGCTATTAATTTTATGGGTGGCGGTATTGCTTCTGCTATTAAGAACTTTGAGCGTTATGTCGGTGGATGGATGGGAATGCCGACAGAAGCACGCCAAGCTGTAGTAAACTCTTGGTCTCAAGCTAAACAATACCAAGACATTGGAAGATTTATGTTGAAGGCTTGGAAGAGTGGCGACCAGTTTATTGGTGAGTCAGGTAATGCTTTTGTTGAGCAAGCTGGTAAAGGTGCCATGAGTTCTGCTATAACAGGTCAAAACATAGAATCTTCTATTAACAGAGCACGGGAGTTTGCAGGTAAAGGAACGGGGGAGTTAAGTGACGCTACTAAAGGTTTTATTGACCATCTAGGTAATTTAATACGTGTTCCCAATAGATTCAATACAACGGTTGACCAGATGTATAAATTTATGGAATACCGTATGCGAGCACACGCAAACTTATGGCTTAGAGCTACGGACATGGGTTTAAAAGACCCTAAAGATATAGCTGAATATATAGACAAAAGTTTAAATGTATTACTCACACGCTCAAATCGTACATTCTCAAAAGCTAATTTGATTAGAGAAGCCGAAGCTCAATTTAAAAACTTGCCACCTGTAGAGCGTGAAAAAGCTGTATATGATTATGTGAGAAACGCAGAAACAGAAGCAGTACAAAAAGCTAGAGAACTTGGATTAGTTAAACAAGAAGGCGAGGAGTTTCAAGCCCTTGAAGAGTTAGCTCGTGATTGGGTTGATCCTAACATTAGTGCTGCTGAAGATGTGACTTTTACAAAGGAGTTAGGGCCGCTTATGCAAAAGGTGCAAGACCTTGTTAAAGGTTCTCGTATTGGTTTTATAGTAGCTCCTTTTGTTCGTACTCCCACAAACATATTGAAGTTTTCTTTTGCAAGAACCTTAGCTCCAGCAGCAGCTCTTAAAGACGCTGCTATGATGGCTATCTCTCCTACATACAGTAAACGTATAGAAGCATTAAGCAACGGGCAACCCGGTCTAGAGAACGCTAGAAAGACTTTATTAGAACAGATACACGCTGTTAACCCTGATGGTTCTCCTGATGTTATGACCAGAGCAGAAGCAAGGGGTAGACTCGCCACAGGAACAATGTTAAACACAGCTTTAGCTTCTGCTGTTTATTACGCATCGGATCGTGTAAATGGCGGAGGCCCTAAAGATTTTAAACAGCGTCAAGCTTGGCAAGCTGCTGGTAATATGCCTTACAGTATAAAGGTCGGAGACACATGGGTAAGTTACCAAAGACTTGATCCAGTTGCTACAATGATTGGAGTCTATGCTGATTTTAAAGATTTAATGGAAGATGGAAAAATGCACAGCATTGATGATAGTGACTTTGAAAAGTTTGTTGCTGCTTCCACTTTGGTTTTTACTAGGAACGCGACTAATAAGTCTTATTTAACAGGTATCGATAAGTTCTTTACTATGATTTTTGACCCAGACTCCACAAGTGCAGGTGAAACAATTGGTTCTATGGCTGGTGGTTTTGTTCCTAACATCTTAAGCAAAGGGCAAACGATAACAGGAGATCAAGAATTAAAAGAGATTAGAGGAATGGCTGATGCTTTCCTTAAAAGGTTCCCCGGTACTAACTTAGATTTAAAACGTAATCCATTGGGTGAACCTGTGGTACAGGAGTACTTTGAAGGTGTGGCAGGTATATTGAACCCTGCTAACCCTATAATGTGGGGCAGTGCAAAAGACGATGCTGTGTTGCTAGAAATGGCTAATGTAGGACATGGGTTTTCTGCTCCTTCTGTTAAGCTTCAAGGTATTATCGATTTGACTGATTTCCAAGGTGATAACAAAAGAAGTGCTTATGATCGTTGGTTGGAACTACAAGGTAAAGTTAAAATAAACAACAGAACACTCAGGCAAACTTTACTTAAATTGATTAACTCAAAACAATACCAAGCTTTAAGTGAAGAAACATACAGTGGCTTACCTAGTCCTCGTGTTGAGTATATTAGGAGAGTTTTAAGTAGGTTTAGAAGTAAAGCTAAAATGGAAATGTTAAACGAGTTTCCTGAAATTAAACAACAATTAAGAGTAGTGACACAAGCAAAGAAAGCAGGTAGACCGCAGGATGTGCTTGAACTCCTTCAATAATAGACAATAATATAACATCATGGCCATCACTTTCCAAGACTACACAGCGGACGCTTCTCAAACAGAATTTGCTTTTAACTTTCCTTACCTAGAAGATGAGCACGTTACGGTGTTTGTAGACGGAGTACAGAAGACTCTTACTACTGATTTCACTATTCAAACATCTCCTGCTAAAAAGGTAATACTTAACACACCCGCTACAGGTGGAGAAGTTGTTAGAGTGCGACGCATATCAGCACCTGCTGTTGACCTTGTAGATTTCGTAAACGGTTCTGTATTAACGGAATCCGAACTTGATCGGGCTTATCTACACAACCGTTACTTAGCTGAAGAAAGCTCAGAGCAGAACGATGTATCTATGCGTTTAACTGCTGGAGCTGTAGGTTGGGATGGACTAACTAAACGCATACTTAACATTGTTGATCCTGTAAACGAGCAAGATGTAGCTACTAAGAACTATGTAGACGGTGTTATAGGTGATGTAGCTTTAGGTGAAGTACCTGATGACTCTATAACATACGCAAAGATACAGGATGCAGTCGGTAATAATGTATTACTAGGTAACGACAACGGAGCAGGAGAAGAGGTACAAGAGCTAAACGCTACCGAAGTCAGGGCTATATTGAATGTAGCAGACGGTGCAGAAGTAAATGTACCACAAGTACAAGCTAATTGGAACGAAGCTGACACTAATAGCGTTGCTTTCATTCAAAATAAACCTATATTTGTACCTACTGGAACGGTGTCTGCTTTTGCTGGTAGTGCTGCTCCTACGGGTTATGTCTTGTGTGACGGGTCTGAGTATGACCAAACCGTACAAGCTGACTTGTTTGCTGTTGTAGGTTCTACTTACAATACAGGAGGAGAGACAGCTAATCACTTTAGAGTGCCTGATCTTCAAGGACGAGTAGTTGCTGGTATGGGTGGTAGTTTGTTAAGCG